CCACTGATTTTTAGACTGCCAATCTGCGGCTTTTGGATCAGGCACCTGAGTGGATGGTTGTGGTTGTACAACAGTTTCAGTTTTCTGTAAAGGGGGAAGTTTGTAATTCTGCACACGGTCAGCGCGGATCTTTGCAGCTGTTAAAGCTTCTTGGGCTTCAACAAGCTGATCTGAATCCCCCGACTCGTAGGCTTCTTTGTATTTTTTCTTTGCCTGCTCAAGCTCAACTGCAACACGAGCCTTAGCCTGCTCAAGTAAAGCTTCCTGATTCTTATTGACCGATTGTTTAAGCTGATTATTTTCCTCCATCAGCTTTTGGGCCAATTTAAACGCTTCTTCACGTTCGCGCTGTGCAGCTTCCGCTTTGCGTCGCTCGTCGTGGTAGCCCTTAGTAAAGTGCTGAATGCGTTTTTTGACGTTGTCAGAGTAACTATTTAACTCATCTTCCGTCGGATCTTCAGGAGGCGCGGAGGGTTTGCGGTTGCGATCTTTTGGCGGCGTGTCGTCCACCACCTCAATCTCGATGTCGCTTTCAGCCTTAACTTCTTCCTTGGGCGCTGGAGTAGGAGTTGGCTCTGCTTTTTGGGGTTTAGGATTAACGTCCAAGACATTTTCAGCAGAGGATACCTCTACCTCAACGCCATCTTTGACCGGTTTGTCCGGGTCTGGAAACGAAAACTCAACTTTTTCGAATGGCATTTTTCACCTCATGCACGCGTTACGCCACGCGGATCAGAAACAACAGCTTCAATGCTGTCGTCGTTTAAAAGTCTGTACTCTTGCCCATTAACTTTAAAGCGGGTACCTGAGTTAGGCCGGAACATCACAAAATCACCAACCTTGCACCAAGGTCCATTCGGAAACCGCTCTTTATCAGCATAGGCTTGCTCGCCCATATCAATCACGGCACCCATCATGGATAAAACACGTTCCTCATGTTTAGTGCGATCAGCTTTAGCAATCCCCGATTCATACGTATCCTCCACTTGAGGTAACGCAATCAGCAGGTGGTAGCCCACCGGTTTAGGCAGTTGGGCTTCAAAATCCGCATCAGTTACCTGAGCATCAGTCATCGTCGTCATCCATATAGTTTTGCGCGAGGTCTTGTACTTCACGCTGCGCGGTCTCTAGTCCTCGAATCAAGCCGCACAGTTCTCGGTACTCGGCGTAGTCCTTACTAGCACCGGATACAAGCGAGTCAGCAACCGCGTTTCTATGCGCGGCGATTTTTTCATTCAGCACGTCAAAGACGGTCTTGGCCATTGTCAGCCTCTAGGTTTGTTAAGTGCAGACGCCGCTTTCATTGCTTCAATCTGAAGCTTTGCCTGATCAATCTGTGCATCCGTCTTGTCTTTCTGCATCTTGCGCTGAACGTCTTGAGCTTTGATCTGTAGCTCCTGCTGTTGAAGCTGGAACATCGGATCTTGCTGGATCTGCTGCGCTTGCGCCTGCGCCGCTTTCTGTTGGTTCATCTGAGTAACCTGTTGACCGGCTTCTGCAATCACACGGCTAAGCTCAACCTCGATACCTTCAGGCAGCTCTTCGTTCGGAGGCGGCAGGGATACGCCAAGCCGCTCCTCCACCATACTGCGGTACTTGAACCCAAGGTGCTCGGCGATATGCGCTTGCAAGGACGCCATAATCTGGTTTGCCATCGGGTTCTGCCCAATTGCCTGCCCAATCATCGGGTCCTGCATAAACGCTTGGTGCGCGGTTAAGTGCGCATCGTGGTCCTGATAGATAAACGCTTTGAGAGGCTTACCAATCAATGCGCCCATGTTCTCGCTTACAGGGTCTTTGGGCTTCTGATCTTCCGCCATCGGCACAAGCTTGTCCGCATTACGAACGCCCAACGTCTCAATCATCTGCCGGTGCAGATAGGGTAAGTCATAGATTTGTGGCGCGTTCTGCGCCATCTGGAACACCGCCTGATACTGCACAACCCGCTGCGCCATCGTGCTGCTGTTGGGGTCGCTTACTGGGATCACTTCCACCATCGCGTAGTCCTCGCTACGCGCACGACGGTCTACACCTTCAGGGATGTAGTCATACGGCTCATCTGCATACTCGGCAATAATTTCTTTAAGGAGTTTGAACTCCTGCTTCATCGCAAAGTGCACACGAGCCTGCACAGCCGTCATTGGTTTAAGTGCACGTTCGAGCAGTGCAAGGGTGGTGCCTACAGGAGCCTGAGCGCTCATGTCGGAGATGTTCATGTCGCTGATTGCACCCAGCCTTCTGCCTTCTTGCGTAATCCGCTCAAGCAGTTGAGCTAAGACTTGTGACGGCTCCTTATAAGGAAGCGTCATGATGTTGTCCCGTACCGTCCCACTCGGCACGTCCACATCCCTAAACTCACCCGGCGCGATAGGTGTGTCATCGCCCTTAATACGCAGTCCACGGGACTTCAGTCCGCCTGGAAGGTTACTCAGTGTGCCCGCATCAACCAGCTGCCTGATAATGCTCGTACCTGCACGGGCATAACCACCGATAATGTGAATCAAACCCAGACAGTAGAACCCAAACCCCGGCACATAGCCATAATGCACAAAGTGCTGACGTGGCCGCTTCAGTGCATCTGTGGGGTCATAGTTCCGCCGAATGGCTAAGACGGTGTTTGTACCCTTGTCTATAGTTACCACATAGGGCTTAGCCAGATCGTCTTCGTCATCTACACCATTAAGCTTCAGCTCGGCATGAATCTCATAGAGGGCATAGCGATCATCTGAAGTTAAGGTAAACCCACCCTCTTCGGCTTTTTTCTTCTCAATATCCGTGTAAAACTGCACAGGCTCGCCTAGCTCAACCTCACGATAAAACCCAGCAGCCTGCAGATGCTCAAGCTCATTCTTGGTCTTGCGCATGATGTGCGTCACGCGCTCAGCCATCTCTAAATGAGACGTGCCATAGGGCACGATGACATCCTCGGCGGGAATGTAAATAGATACTTGACGCCCAAGCCGTGGATCAACATACACTTTCTTAAATGCAGAGCCCGCAAGACCAAGGCTGTAAAGCATTCTTTCATGCTCACTGCGATACTCCACCATTCTTTCAGTGAGCTGGTAGTTCATGTCCGCCTTGACCCGCATGGCGGCTTCTTCTTTCTCTTTGGTCACACGACCAAGAATCTTTGTCTTCACCGGTCCCTGTGCAGGGAACGTCTCGGCCATAGTCTCTGCTTGGAACCGAATGGCTGCTTCAGCAAGCAACGTGGAATACACACCACAAGCGTCATCCCACGGCTCAGTACGATCTTCGTACTTAAAGCCCAAGACCTCTAAACCCTTAACGTACGTATCCGCCCAATCTTTACGAGCGTTGATATCCGCATCAACAAGGCCCACTAGCTCGCTAGCCAAGTTGTTTAGCTCACCTTCTTCAAGTACCTCTGCTAGGTTTTCATCAAACGCACCTTCACTCTCGGCTTCCTCCGGCACCAGTGTGATCTCTACACTGCCATCCGCAAGAGTAACCATATCGGGGTTTTGAATTTCAATCTCTAACGCAGGCTGATCCTCCATGAAGTCAATCCCTGTTGGTGCAGCGTACAAACCTTTATCCATCAAGCTGGTTGCCATGATCTTTCCTAGTAATAGGCGTTACGTTTACGGCGAAAAAAGACAGGTTCATCTGGTTCATCACTGGGTAACCGTATAAACCCACCTTGCCTAAATCTCATAAGAGCAAGCGTTGTGGCGTCGACCAAGTCATCGTGCTCTCCCGAAGGAAACGAAGCTACTTCGTCTACAAGCTCTTCAGCCCAACCAGTTCTTGGTACCCACACTCTATGAGACGCAATTACATCTGATACTGAGTTAAGACGGGCAATCTTATCTTGTCCACGACTGGGCGTATACTCTTGTACAGGCACACCAACCGCACGAAGATCATAAATAAGCGGCGCTCCAGAGGCTTTCTTTTCAATCAACACTCCGTCTGGCTCATACTCTTTGTACTCGCGCAACACATCGCGCTTTAAGTCTGGATACTCAACGCGCTTTTTGTATACGTTTAGCAGTATGATGTTTGGGTTGTTACGATCTTCTTCGGGGTAAAAAATGCCCCAAGTAGTACCCGCAGAGTAGTCCGCACGGTTGTGTTTCTCAAACGCGGTGTCCCATGTCTGTAGGATATATTCGCACTGAGGTGGATCGTCTTTCTCCCACCATTGCCACCAGTCGCGCTTTACTATTGCGCTCTCGTTCCCAACCGGATTCTGCTGGTACTGTGCCTGCCACTTTGCGTTTGGCAGCTCTTCGCGCAGGGCTTCCAGCTCTTCTTGTGACCAAAACTGAGGCCAAAGAGGGTTGCCCGACGGCAGGATTGCAGGAAACTCAATCACCTCCCACTCTTCACCACCACGGAGAGCGCTAGCTTTTAATACTTGGCCCGTTAGGTCTCGTTGTGACCACCTAGTCATCACTATGACAATAGCCCCACCCGGCTGCAGACGCTGACGGGGACCAGATGTGTACCACTCATAGACCTTGTCATAGACTTCAGGGCTGGTAACTGCAAGTGCAGCCTCTTGTTCGCTGTGTGGGTCGTCAATAATCAGTATGTCGGCACCTTTACCGGTCACCGCACCCCCAACACCAATAGCGAAATAGTCACCACCAACGGAAGTATTCCATCTTCCAGCTGCTTTTGAGTCAGCCTGCAGGGAAACACCTGGAAAAACGTCTTTATACGCCTCGGAATCGACTAGATTTCGTACTTTTCGACCAAAACCCACCGCCAACTCAGCCGTATGAGACGTCTGAATCACTTTTTTGTGTGGGAACCGCCCCAAAAACCACGCTGGCAGCAGATAAGAAGCAAACTCGCTCTTGGTATGCCGAGGCGGCATGTTAATAATCAGCCGTTTTAGCTCGCCGGAGGCAACTCGCTCAAAAGCAGACGCCATCCGCTTGTGATGTGCACCTGAAATGAAGGTCGGCCAGACCTTTTCTACAAACTTAATGAACCGGTGTTGGCACAGTTCACGTTGTTTTAGCCGCTCCAGCTTAGTTAGCTGAGCCTCAAGCACACGTAAATCGGTTTCGGACAGCTTTCCGCTGTTGAGCAACTGCTCTATATCTTTGAGAGTAACGTCGTTACTCTGCATCGCTCGTCCTCGGGATCACTTCTACCGGCCCAAGATGCGCATCAAGATCGTCAATCGGAGTTACGTCCACAACATCGGCATTTAGCAGCCGCTTGATACGTTCTTTAATGCTGTGCTCCAGCCCTTCACTTGTTGTGTGATGGACTGTAACTTCACTGCGCTCCGTAAAGAGCCCAATATCAGAGTGCTTGCCTAGCAGCTCTAGAGCTTTTAATTCAATCTTTGGGTCGCCGCAGTCAGCTAGCAGCAGAAGTTTATTGGTGATGAAATTTCGCGCCTCTAGCGCGTCACCAAAAGATGGAAAGTTATGCCTACGAACTAAGTCAGCAACGGCTTTAGCCTCTGCGGTTACAGCTACCGACCTAGTTTTAGCCTGCCCTGTTAGAAGGGCCTGGGCTTTATGTACATCATTAGCTGAGTAATCAATTGAAGAACCCAGCTCTTCAAGCAAATCAACTGTGTTTACTGCAACAGCAAGCGCATCCTTTGGCGTTTTAGCTTCTTCATCAGATAGATCAAACGGCAACGGATGATCCGCAGTGGGTTGAATCGTTTGCATATGTGTGCACCGAAAGTATCGGGATGCGCGGACTGTAACAGAAATATATACCCCATAGCAATAAAAGGAGGTTGGGACTCCTATAGGGGGGTGTTTCTATATACGAGGGGGTGGGGGTTGTGCACCACGAAATAAATTTTTAAAAGTGAAGATGGGATGAGTGGAACACAGTGATTGGGTCCCTCCCCCCCTCTTTGTTAGTAAGTGCTCACTCCCCCCATGGTGGGGTTTCGATCAGTTTATACCACGATTTACTTGTCACGCCGACACGAGCTAGGAGGTTTTTTCGTGGTACGAACGGGTTGTCGGTTCACGCCGATACCGCAAAGGCGGTTTCCCTGATGTATCAGGGGTTGACGGTAGCTTCGTTGGGCAAGGTTAGATCCCTTCGCCCGCAAGCTGTGGCTGTACCGTTAGCCAATGAATAGGGTTGCACTTTAAAAATCTGCAAACGCTATGGTTTTAGCAAGGGGTGGGTAAACCCTAATCCAATGGAGTTTACCATGAATGCACTTACCACTCTTTCCGCTAGCCTTACCACTGGTTCTGTCGAGCTTGCCATGACGACCAAGCCCAACAAAAAGGGTGAGATCAAAACCGGCAATGTGGCCCACTTCCTGGCGTTCGCATCCCGCGATGCCCAGAAGGAAGTCTCACGCGACGTATACATGACATGGCTAGCTAATGGCACCTACCGACCAATCATCAAGGCTATCACGGCCCAATTGAGCGGCTCGGCGGCAGTGTTCGCTAATTCTCTGATCGGCTCAGGCCCAGTGTCCAAAGAAGTCTTTGTGTCTTTCTGTCGTGCGTTGGTCACCATGATCGACGATACCGGCAAAGAACCAAAGGGGCAGAAGGCCTTTTACTACGGACTCGCTAAACAAGTAGTCAGCGAGTATGACCGGCAGTCCAACGATGTAATCGAAGCACAGTAACCCACCCAAACCCACCCCACCCCTTACTAAAACCATAGCAAGGCTAACGCGATCCCAATGACTAGCAACCATTGGTGCATGGAGTTCACAGCCATGATGACGGGGCAGGCAGGCTTACTGATTACGGAAACAACAACAAAAAACCCGGATGCAGGACAAGCGCATGGCGCAGGTCAAACCCCAACGTAGACAGTCCGTATGCAACCGGAGTCTTACGTAGGCCTACTGGAAAGACAGTAGCACGCAAAGTGTCTGCGGTTAAAAAGGGACACGGACGCCAACCCGGTGCGCGGCGCAGGAAACCGGGCGTAGTACAAACACATACCAACGAAGGAGTAAACATGGAAACAGTCCTGGTTAAAGTGTACCGAGTCAAAGCAGGTACGTTCGTACGTCCAACACTCAAACCAATCGGAGGCGAGTATCCACAGGAGAGAATGATCGGCGGAAACAAGCCAAAACCCTGGCGCTCAGTAGTCTGTGCATACGGAAGTACAAACAAGCATGCAGCACCGGGAGTGCGGCAAATCGTATTCGAAAAGCCCAAAAAAACGTAACAAATGCCAATGTTACAATGTTATGACTAATGTTATGTTACGTTTCACGTAAGTCCTTGATTTTATTGAAAAGTTACAATGTTATAATGTTATGCGGGTCAAATTGAGTTTACGGGCAGAGAAAGTGGCCCCAGCCAAGTGAATACCCACACTAACAGTAGGGTTGCTACCCTTTCTCTCACTTTTTTTCAGCATAACATTATAACATTATATATATACTTCTAATAATAATAATAATAAAAACAAACACTTACATGCACTTTTGCCGGTTAATTTTTTTTGGCTTTTTATAACATTTACTATGAGACTTTTGTAACGCACTCCATAACATTGCACCTAAACCAAAGGAAAACGTATGCCAAAATACCCAGAGGAAAACGTAACATTAACAAACGTAACATCGTGGTGCGTAGTATGCGCTGAGGAAGTACCTCCAGCACGTGCTGCCCTACAAAAACATAACAAAGAAGTAATTACTTGCTTACGTTGCGGAGAGACCAGAGCAGTCCAGAAACGTAACACGTGGTGCGTAATACAGACCTACGGCAAAGGAGGCTACCAATTCGTAACAAATGAATCCGCCCCACTGATGCTCAAACAAACCAACCAGAAGCAACTAAGGAGTTAAAGATGTACCTAGTAACTGATGACTACGGCACCCGAGTGCGCTGCTGGACACGAGCCACGGCTCTTGACTGGTTACGCTACTGCAGCCCCCACGCCCAGGTGCACAACATCTGGGGTCGGCTGGTGGCAACGAGAACACAGGAGGAAAGATGAGCTACAAACTAAAGAAAAACCATGCCGCCAACCAACGGCACTGGATAAACAAGCACATGGAGTGGGAGTGCTACTTGTGGGCTACGCAACTGGAGGAATACCCAAACTCCAGACGGATGGACATGCAGGATGTATATGCGTGGTGCGATAAAGGTAAGACCGATGCCGACAAGCTGCGTAGGTACTCAACTGTAGCCCTGGCACTGCAGTACCCAGTGGTTGTTTTTTATGGGCTGGGGGATCGCTGCTGTGTGCGCGGGTTTCGCTACGGCACAGACGGACATGAGTACGCCAGTGGATTCAAAATTTTGGAGGAGCTTGAATGACACGCGAAGCAACCAACCGACTACTAGAGATGCTCGACGAGAACATGCTGAACAAAGACCTTGTGATCATGGCATGCCTGAAGTACATGAGCGAGGACGACGTTGCAAACATGGCCCATTTCAATGGGTTCTTTGATGAAGAAGGGGAAGAGGAATGAAACTCAATCACTGGTCAATTCATAACACCGCCGACAAAAAAGGGCTGGCATTGAAGCCACCCCCCGGTGCCGCTAACCATTACGAAGCTTGCGTTGCCGTTCGCAACAACATGCTGGAGATCAACGTGTACGTGGATGGTGTAGTTGCACCCATAGCCACGATGAACCTGCCGATACAAGGAGATGAAGAATGAAAGACATAATCATTTGCGACTTAGACGGCACACTTGCCAACTGCGAACACCGGGTGCACCACGTGCGAAACAAACCTAAAAACTGGGATGCGTTCTATGCAGGAGTCAAAGACGATGAAGCAAACTACCCTGTGCTGAACCTTCTACATACTTACTTAGAGTCTGATTGGCTCGACTATCGCTTGATCTTTTGCTCAGGCAGACCCGAGCGGTGCAGGGAAGACACGGAAACGTGGCTGCATGAACAAGGATTTCACCGAGGGCACAAAGCGCGGTACAAATTACTCATGCGTAAGGATGGGGACTTCAGGCAAGACTACATCGTCAAGCAGGAGATCCTCGACCAACACATCGACAAAGACCGTGTGCTGTTCGTGCTGGACGACAGGCAGCAGGTGGTCGATATGTGGAGACGCAACGGGCTGACTTGTTTTCAGGTAGCAGAAGGCAACTTTTAAGGGGGCTAGAGAAATGAACACACGGCAGTTCAACACACACGACGACAAGTACTTCATCACCGAGTACGGCAACGGCTGGGCGTATGAGGTCGAGTGCGCGGAGACTGGCTATTCGTTCTGGGTGCAGGATCAAGATGCAGATGATCTACGCACATCTACAAATGACTTTGAGGATACCTACGTACTCTCAGAAATGATGAGTGTGCTGGGTGAACCTACTGATCAAGCATTTGCGCAGGAACCCGAAACCTACGACCAAGTAACTGAAGAGGAGAAATGGAAACGAGCCTTTGACATTGTAAAGAATCATTGGTACAACAACGACGTGCTGTAAGCACATAACGAAGGGGAAAGCACCATGACAAAAAGCTCTGAAATCAACTTTGGCAAGACGATTAGTCTGTCTCAAGCTGCGGCTCTGATTCGTAGCAATCCTGAAACCATCTTCCTGTTGCAGGGTGAGCCGGGTATCGGCAAGTCCAGTCTGCTTGAGTCTCTCGCCGAGAGTCTTGGGTATGAGTATGCCTACATCGACGTGCCGAACATGGATCTGGGTGATATCTGTATGCCTGTGGTGGATCACGCTACACGTACAACTAAGTACTACCCCAACTCACGGTTCAAGCTGCAGGAGGGCAAGCCTGTGCTCATCATGCTCGATGAGTTTTCCAAGGGTGCTGACCCGGTGAAGAACATGCTGCACCCGTTGTTTGAGAAAGCTAACCCCAGGCTGGGTGATGTACCCCTGCCCCGCTACCCGCAGCCGTCCATACTCTTTCTTACTGGCAACCTGAGTACCGACGGTGTCGGTGATAGCCTCAAAGCACATACGTTGAATCGTATTGTGCCGGTGACTGTGCGTAAGCCCGATGACAAAGAGTGGCTGACGTGGGCGAGCAAAAGCGACATTGCACCCGAGGTCATGGCGTTTGTGCATAGGTACCCCCATGTGCTGGCGTCATATCTTGACGATGATCAGAAAGACAATCCATATATCTTCAACCCACGCAAGCCTCAAGTTGCGTACGTGACTCCTCGCTCGCTGCACACTGCGTCCAATATCGTCAAGAACAGACAACATATTGACAATGACACGCTGATCGCTGCTCTGTCTGGTGCTATCGGTGAAGCTGCGAGTCGAGACCTGCAGGCGTTCATTGCGTTTGCCGACCAGCTCCCATCGTGGGATGACATCATCAACAATCCCAAGTATGCGCAAGTACCGGACAACCCTGGTGCCTGCTCTGTGGTGACTTACGGTGCCATAAGCAAAGTGACCAAGGAGACGATGGACGCGTTCATGACGTACATCGAGCGGTTCGAGCCTGAGTGGCAAGCAGTGTTTTGCATACAGCTCAGTAAGAACCCAGCCAAGCAGAAGATTGCGTTTGGGTCGAGTGCGTTTGCTCGCTGGGTGGCTCAAAACCAAGATTTATTGTAGGAGAAACACATGAACGAAGAACGTAAGCTGAAGCTCGCAAAGATCAACCTGATGCGTAGCCCCAAGTTCGCGCTGCTCTCAGGCATCTTGATGGTGGGCAAAACTAAGCTGGTGGACAACCTGCCCGTACCTGCACGAACCAACGGACGAGACGAGGAGTACGACCGAGCGTTTATTGCAGAGCTAAACGTCAACGAGCTAGCCTTTGTGATCGCTCACGAAGGTGCACACAAGATGTACCGCCAGCTCACCACGTGGCGCAAGCTGTATGAAGAGGATAAGAACCTAGCCAACATGGCCTGTGACTATGTAGTTAATCAGATGCTCATAGACGCTGATCCACAGAACTCAGTCATCACCATGCCGACGTACAAAAAAGGCCCGATGCGTGGTAAGCCGATGGGGTTGATTGATCCACGGTTCAGAGGGATGAACACCAAGCAGGTGTTTGACATACTGAAGAAGGAGCAGCAGGAGGGGGGCGGTGGTGGAGGTGGGCTGGACGAGCACGATTGGGACGGCGCTCAGGACATGACTGAAGAGGAGAAAGAGCAGCTAGCCAAAGATGTCGACCAAGCCATACGCCAAGGCGTTGCCGAGCAGAAGAGGGTGGGGAAAGGGAACGGTCATCTTGACCGCGAGCTTAAAGATCTGCTTGAGCCAAAAGTTGATTGGCGCGAAGTACTGCGTGACTTTGTGAAGTCCATATGCAGCGGCAGGGACAAGTCTTCATGGCGCAAACCTAATCGTAGGTTCCTGTCCATGGGCACCGACACGTACATGCCAAGCCTGATCAGTGAGCAGGTGGGGCACATGGTGATTGCTATCGATACGTCTGGTTCGATAGGCGGCGACGATATCCGTGACTTTCTTACTGAGGTCAAAGGTATCGCCGACGAGGTCAAGCCAAAGCAAGTTGACCTTCTGTACTGGGGCACACAAGTTGCATCACACGAGCAGTACAACGAGAGCAGTGTGGCGAGCATCGTCACGTCGACAAAGCCACGAGGTGGGGGCGGCACTGCACCATCGTGCATCACTGAGTATCTGAGCAATAAGGTCATCAAGCCCGAGTGCGTGGTAGTGCTGACGGATGGGTATGTCGGGGACGACTGGGGTGGGAGCTGGCCTGCACCAGTGCTATGGGCGATTGTTGGAGGTGCTGACGTTGTTGCAACGACAGGCAAGACTATTCGTGTTCAATGAGGAGCGTTCAAATGATGGTGATTGAGTTTGGTTGGAACAACAAGTTTGTGTTGAAGACATCAGATGCAGTTAGGTTGTTGGAGTTACTTGAGAAGGCGGAGGCGTATGAAGAGAAATGGCGTAAGAACGAAGAAGGTGGCACGACGTATCACGTGTATCCGTTAGAACCTGAGAAAGTTCCGAGCTTGAAGTTGATCAGTGATGATCTGTATCGCATGGCAAAGTTAGCTGGTAAACCTGACAAGGAGTGATCAAATGGCTATTAGTGCATCAGCAGTGTTAGTTGAGTTGAACATCAGTGTGTGGCCTGCGTCTAAAGTAGACCGCGAAACCACAGAGCAGACCAACGCGCAAGCAGGCGCAGTGCGCGATGCGTCTCAGACCCGCAAGAATCTTTTTGCTGGTACGTCTGTACGTAAAGAGATCGAGAACTTCGCAGCCAAGGTTCGGCTCTTTCACAATCGGCACACACTACCCTGGGCAGACAAGGGCGAGCGGCTACTGCCGACTAAGTTGTTCATGGATTACAAGCAGCATATGAACAGCTACGAGACCCAGTTCCACATGATGTGCGATGCGTTCTTCAATAACTATCCCGCGCTTGTTGCGGCAGCACCGACTAACTTGGGCAAGTTGTACAAGCCTGATGACTACCCACCGCTTAACGAGGTGCAAGCCAAGTTTGCGTTTCGACGCACGGTCAAACCCGTGCCCGAGTCCGGTGACTTTCGCTTGGACGTACCTGCGGAGGACTTGGTAGAGCTGCGAGCGATGTTCGATCAGCAGCAGCGTGAGAAGTTAGCCGAGGCTGTGCGTGAGCCATGGGAACGATTGCATGCGCAGTTGGTGACCATCAGCGAGAAGATGACAGAGGGCGGGGGCGAGGCCAAGAAGCGTTACCACGACTCACTTATATCTAACCCGCTGGAGCTGTGTGCGCTGCTCACCAAGCTCAATATAACGAATGATCCTAAGCTGGAAGACGCACGCAAACAGTTGGAGATGACAATGCGTGGCACTAACCTTGAGGAGTTGAAAGAAGATAGCGTAGCTCGAAGCGATCTGAAGTCTAAGGTAGATGCAATCATCAACAAGTTCGAATGGTAAGGAGAATCAGATGGACAAGAATTTATTAGCGTTGCCGAATGTATCGTTGAACACCAAGTTCACAGACAAGATGCCACTTAGCAATATACGACTCAACTATGACGTAGATGGGTTCCAGTCTTTGCTGTGGGACTTGGCTACTGGTAAGCCAATGTGGGCGTTCTATATCTCAAGCGGTTCGATGGGGCTTAATACTAGCGGGGAGCCAAACGGATCTCTGCGTGTGCGAGATGTGCAGATCAAGCAAGACGGTGAACTGCTTGGTACTGTATCTTCTGAGTACCACGGCGGGAGTAAGAAGATCTTCGTAGCCAACCGACGTATCGAACAGCAGCGTAGTAGTCGCAACAGCGGCAAGATGGTGACATCGGACTACAAACGTGCGTACCGAGAGATCATCAAGAACTTCTATCGCAAAGGCCCACAAGAAGTCATCACCGACGCATACGAAGCACTGCGTAGCAATATCAACAACATGAGCCACAACCACTATCGGAAAATGCGCGAGGCAACGCACTCCTTCAAAGAGATAGCGGGGAACGTTGCCCTCAACAATCTGGGTATGTTTCTACAACTGCCGGTCAGTGACGATCTCAAGACTGATCTGCAAACCAACTTCACGTTGGCGCAAGAAAACGACAGAGCACACAACGAGCTTTCGCGTCTAGTCAGACTACTGAACCCTGTCGAAGCAGAAGGCACTGCGGCTGTGGTCGTGACGCTTGGTTCGTCTTACATCCTTTCGTACAAAGGCCCAGCTGAGATGATCGCAAGCGACGAGCTACCCGAAGAGCTACGTGCTCCGTTAGGCATGCTCAAGTTATCAGAGACCAACACACTGGTCGATGGTATCGGTGTGCGTGTTAGCGAGAACACTTTCTTAGTCTTACCCGGAGAAATGAAATGAATGTTGACAATGTCAATGGCACCACAGTATACTCCCCCACCCACGAGATGCTGAGGTTTAAGAAGACCACAGATGTACAGCAAACGTGGAGAGAACATGGGTGGGCTCCGCCGAGCGAAGACCCAATGATCAAAGCGAAGTGGAACTACTACAAAACTATTGGTGTGAGAATGGAGACCAAAAATGGCTAGTGTGATCTTTCACTTGAGTGTGCTCGTTTGGATGATCTCTTCATGGCTGACGCACATCATAGTGTGCTTCAAGGATGGGTCGTGGGGGTTCCTAATCGCAGGAGCATTGGTAGTTCCGATTGCTTGGCTACACGGAACCGGTGCTTGGTTTGGACTTTGGTGAGGTAACTATGATTGATTGGGCAGAAGGTCAACACAAACTTAAAGAGCTGGTAAAACAACTGTACGAAGAGATGTTGGAGGGCAACACCTTCAAGGCTGTGGAAGTATGTGATGACATCGTGATTGAAGCTCGACTTACCCGAGCGAAGATCAAGTCTCAGATGGGAGGTAGTCCGTGATAGAGCAATGGATGCTGGAAGCTGAGACCAAGGCCGACCCGCTGCAGTACTTTGTTGATCGAGTAGCAGCAGCGGAGCGCCAAGTGTGTATAGAGCTTGTCAAAGAACAAGCAAAGCTATGGGCCGATGAAAGGGTTGGCTATGCGTTAGCCGACGTTATCGATGCACTAACTGAACGAAGGAAAAAATGAAAGACGTGAAACAGATCTCATTGGAGCGGGCAATAAATACATTAACGGCACTGCAATGCCAATTCAAAGTGATCACAACAGACGGCCAGGAGTTTGGTCAGTTGTTAGTAGTCACGCCGCCAAAGATAAAACGCCGCCCAGCTGGGGTAACGGACAAACAGTTGCCTATTGACGATATGCAGATTGGTGACGTGCGGATATTTAAGCCAGACGAGAAATGGTTTAAGAACATGGAAGAGCTGCGTACATCGCTTAGCAAGCACTTATGGCGCAAGTTTGGGTCTGGGTGCGCAATTGTGGAGGCATACGAAGACCACGTTGAAGTACTGAGGATCAAATGAAGTTCGAACAGTGGTGGAGCACGGGCACTCGCTCCCCCAACAACCCGTATAAAGCCGACTCACCTGCGTTCTGGGCGTGGGAGGGTTGGCAAGCG